GTCTCTATGCAATAAATCATTATTAACTATATCATGTAGGTCGCAGGCGCCATACAAAAATATATTTGGTTTGGTTAAGTTATATTCCATCGATAATATTTATAGGTTCTATATATCTAGAAAAAATAACAATTTGGTGCTGATGGCGGGATTTGAACCCACGACCTCTTCCTTACCAAGGAAGTACACTACCACTGTGTTACATCAGCATATTGGTGCGACCGGAGAGATTCGAACTCCCGACTCCTAAGTTCGTAGCCTAGTACTCTATCCAACTGAGTTACGGTCGCATATATTGGTATCCTGCACGGGAATCGAACCCGTCTCTGCGACTTGAAAGGCCACTGTTCTTAACCGATAAACTAGCAGGATATAAATTTGGCAGAGGGTACTGGGTTCGAACCAGTGATAACAGAGTCAAAGTCTGTGGTGTTACCGCTACACTAACCCCCAACATATTATTCTAGCAGTGCGTACTTTCGACCTTCGAAGGGTCTGTTTTTCCTCGCACTATGCTATTCTAAAACATGCTAACGACTTAATTTCTCAAGCCGGGTCTGTGTGTCAACATGTTTTAGAATAGCATCTTTCGATGCTATGTTAGGATCAATACCCTAACCAGTAGTCTTACTTTTCACGTTGTCGCCATGAATTTCATGTATACTGTCCGCCCGTTTACTACTGTTTATAGTGTGTAGTGAGACCTCGTTTCTCTTACCACTAATTGGAAACCCCTGAGACTTTTTAGTTTCCCAGGGGTTTCTTAGATTCTTTAATGAGACTGCTACTTAGCCATCCCATCCTTCTCTGAAACTCCCCGGTAGCCCCTCATCATTATATGATGTGCGAATACTTGGTGTATTAAACGCAAAGGCTGACATCACGGGCTGTGTTGGTGCTATTGACCATAAGCCTGTATGTTTTCTCAGCGATTGGCAGTTAATATTCTTCATAGTCTTTTATTTAGTCCTGGTTATCAAATTTCTTTTTTTAAGTCGCTTTTTTGCGCCTTTTCTCAATTCATGTATGAAGTATAGCAGCCTTCTGCTTATAAGTCAACCTTCTTGTTACCCATTTACAACACATTGTTCCCAATGTGTTTTCTCAATTCATGTGTGAAGTATACACGGCATTTGAATTATTGTCAACATCTTTTAGCGTTTATTTATCACTTAACACTTTTGTTTGCAATAAATATTAGTATGAACTTCAACACCAAAAATTACCCCGTAGTCTTGTTAAGCTACGATGAGCCTAATTATACACGAAATTTTATTAAATTGCAAGCCCTATACCCAAATGCCCTGCATGTGCATGGGATTTTTGGTAGTGACACAGCACATAAGGAAGTTGCTAGGGTAGCATTAGAACAGGATCCTACTGCTACACATGTTATCATTGTAGACGGAGACAATGAGATACGTGATGATTTCATCAATGCTTCCTATAATTTTGTAGATGATATAGACATAATCAATAATGTAGTTAGTTTCAGTGCTAGGAACAATGTCAACGGGAATCAATACGGTAACGGTGGCATCAAAGTATGGCCTATTCATATGTTACAATCCATGCGTACACATGAGAACAGCGATAATCCAAATAGCATAGACTTTAACATAACCAACTACTTAGAACTAAACCGTGTAGGAAGTGATACTGTCGTTAATGATAGCCCATTACAAGCATGGAGAAGTGGCTTTCGTGAGGGCTATAAACTAACTCTATGGGCTGAGTACAGTACTATGAACTGGCGTAACTATGATAGACTATGGAGATGGATGCATGTAGGTAGTGATGTTACCAACGGTCTGTGGGCTATATATGGTGCTAGAATGGGATGTTTTCTTGCACTTAACGGGTATGACACCAGCAAATTGCGTGACAATAATCATACGACTGAAATGTTTAACGGGTTTTATGATACTTACAAAGACAACCTAGAGTCTGAGTGTAATAGGATAGGAAATCTTATACGAGTTAAAACAAATGACCAAAGACTAACAAATGTTTTGTCAATCTCAGATAGCCAAGAGTTTAGAACTAATATCAAACCCATAGTACGCAGTCCAGAAAAATTCATAAAATACAAATACTATCCGCCATATGATGTAGTGTTTATTAGTTTTAATGAACCAAATGCAGAGAAGAATTACAACCTGCTTAAAGAAAAATGTCCAAAAGCAAAAAGAGTTGACGGGATTGTGGGGATACACAACGCTCACATTGAAGCAGCCAAGTTATGCGATACTGATTACTTCTGGGTAGTAGATGCAGACAGCATCATCATGGACGATTTCATATTTGAATATGACATTGATTTCTATAGCATAGATACTGTGCGAGTTTGGCGTAGCAAGAATCCAGTCAATGGTTTGGTATACGGCAACGGTGGAGTGAAACTATTACCTAGAATGTCTACTCTAAGAATGTTAAAAAACAAACCTGACATGACTACTAGTATTAGCACACATTACGAACCTATATTTAAAATTAGCAATATTACTGAATTTAACATAGATCCTTTTAGTGCATGGCGTAGTGCATTTCGTGAATGTGTAAAATTAAGTAGCAAAATAATTGATAGACAAAACGATAACGAGACACAAGTTAGATTAGATACTTGGTGTACATTAAATAACAATGCTAGATATGGCTATTACTGTTATGCAGGAGCATTAGCTGGCAAAGAATATGGATTAAAAAATAAGGGTGACATAGAAGCACTTAGCAAAATAAATGATTATGTCTGGCTAAGAGAGCAATATGACAAATTTCACTGAGATACCTTTTGACAATATAGTTAAGTTTGGTCAGCAAACAATGATGGACGAGGGTATATTCAGCATAAGCTGGATACTCGGCAGATTTTGTAATTACAAATGTAGCTATTGTTGGCCCTACGCTAACTCGCAAACCCCTGATCACCAAGAACTTGAAGTCTATATTAAAACTATGGACAACATCAGGATTCAAGCTAGTGAAAATGGCTACACAAAGTTTCATTGGAGTTTCAGCGGTGGTGAACCCACAGCATATAAACATTTCTTAGTGTTAGCAGAAAAGGTACTATACGATAGTATCCACATGACTACTAACTTAAGCCCAGGCATTCAATGGTGGGAACGATGGTTGAAGGCTATTGAATCTAGTAGACGCCGTAGTATTACTGCTAGCTTTCACCATGAGTTTGCAAATGAACAAGAGTTTGGTGATAAGATATTGTTCTTAAATGAAAACAATGTATTTGTCACAGTGAATCAAGTTATGGTTCCAGAACAGTTTCAACAACTATATGATAGATGTAAACGCTTTGCTGATCGGGGAATTAATGTAACATTAAAGCCACAAAGTGATCCAACTGCTAGTAAAATAGTTGACGGGTATAGTGAAGATATGATACAATTGATGCGTACTGGGTTCCCACAACATGTACAAGAAAAAGAACTACTACAAATAAAACTGATAGATAATAGTAACACTATATGGTACTTAGACCAAGCAGAACGGTTCAATGCATTTGGATTTAACAAATTTAAAGGCTGGATGTGCAACAGTGGGTATCAGGGCATTGTCATACGTGAGAATGAAGTCAAGCGTAGTTATAGTTGCCATGACCCAATACTAGGAACATTAACCAATGGGTTTAAATTATTTGATAAACCCACAGTTTGTATTACCCCTAGTTGTGTAAGTAGTGCGGATAGTAAGATACCTAAAGTAAAATAGTATATTTAAAAATATGTTCAAAGAAAGTATTGTAAATAAAATTAAACGAGGTAAATTTTTACCAATTCCACACGGATATCCTAAAAATATGTATGATATTAATAGCGAATCGTATCGAACCATAGAATTTAATGATATAGATTGGGCTGACAGTGTGGTAATATTTGGATGTTCAAATGTATTTGGTGATATTGATGATAATAATACATTGAGTACTCAGTTACAGAAAATGACTAATACACCAGTCATTAATATGGGAGTATGTGCTTCATCTATGGAGTTTAGTTTTTTTAATAATATGATACTAAAAAATAATTACCCGACACCTAAAGCAGTTGTTAACGTTTGGACTGCTATTGATAGAACAACTTATTATCTTAGAGATAAAGTAATCAATCATGGTTCTTGGAGCCCAAACGAAATATACATGAATGCATATAACGAAACGCATAGTAATCCGGAAGTACATGCAATAATGATGCAATTAATTACTAAACAATCCTGGATAGAAAAAACACAGTATTACGAATGTACTTTTTTTAATAGTACTGCTAAATTGTTAAATATATATCAACAAAAATGCGTAGATAGAGCTTCAGATAATATGCATCCTGGACAAAAAACAACATACAATTTAGCTATAAAAATTAAAAAAGAATTATGTTTATAGACACTAAACACTTACATCATTGGATGAATGCTATTCGTGTTAGTAATAATCCTATGCGTACACTAGAATCATTTTGGAGCAAATAAAGAGCAAAGAATGGCTAATTGATACATTAGAGTATATAATTTGTCCTAACATCAATACAGAGTCACTAACGATTGAGATTCATGGCGGTTGGGTAGGGACATTAGCAAGTATGCTATTTCAATCTAAATTAAATATTAAGAGTATTCGTAACATAGATATTGATCCTCACGTTAAACATATTGCAGAAGAAATGAACCGAATTGAATTTCATCAAGGTAGGTTTCAATCCATAACCAATGACATGTGTGATCTTAATAATTACCCAGCAGATATTGTAATAAATACTAGTTGCGAACACTTAACACAAGAACAATACATTAAATGGTTATATAATACTCCTATCAATAGTATAATCGTTGTTCAAGGAAATAATTATTGCATCGATGATCATATACGCATCAGTACAGACATAATCGAATTTAAAGAGCAATGCCAATTGTCAATCCAATTCATAGACACATTAAAATTGCCATTGTATGATAGATACATGATTATAGGAAAACGACATGAATATTAAAAAACCCATTCAAATTATCAATGTTGACTATGATGAGTATTTAGGTATTCAATATGCATTCACCAATGTTTGCAACTACAAGTGTAGCTATTGTTGGCCTGAGAGTTATGCTGGCACTAGTCGCTGGCCAGACTTTGATATTATATGCAAAAATTTTGATCATTTGATATCCGTATATAAAAATAATTTTAATAAAAAAACAATTCGTTTTCATATACTAGGAGGGGAACCTACACTATGGCCTAGACTAGGAGAATTTGCAAAATTTATTTATGATAAGCATGGTTGCAGAATGACTATGAGTACAAACGGATCTCGATCCATCAGATGGTGGGATGAATATGCTGTATATTTCAATGATATTCATGTTAGTGTACACCATGCCCAATGTGATGTGGAACATATCAAAAAAATTATGGACGTTATCTATAATAAAGGCACTATAATGACTGCTGCCAACGTATTAATGGATCCCGATCATTGGGATAAATGTGTAGAAATAGTAGATGAACTATGTGCCCATCCAAATCCGTGGGTAGTTAAAACCAAAATGCTTCTAGAGGTTGAGGGAGATGATCGCGGTTCTATTAACAATAATTATATCTCGGAACACATAGAATACATGCGTGAAAAAATAAAACGATTTCCTCCACAAGAGTATATTTATAAAATGAAAGAGTTAGGAAATATTGAATTAGATAAAACAGCAGCCAAAATAGTTATGAATGACGGGTCAATAGAGCCTCATAATACATTTGATTTCTTTAAAAATAAAATTAACACTTTTTACGGGTGGGAATGTAATATCGGTGTAGATAGAATAAGTGTACAAGCAAACGGAAGACTTCAAGGCTCATGTGGGGAACTAGATATATTAGGAGGAAATATATTTTATATACATGATGAAGATTTTACAGAAAAATTTACCATGGACGTTATTAAACCAACCAAATGTACTCGTATATTTTGTTCTTGCAACGCTGAAATTAGATTGCCCAAAAGAAAATTAAATGTACCTATTGAATGATATTACAACGGTTCACTTAGAGATTACTAATAAGTGTCAAGCAAGTTGTCCAATGTGTGCTAGGAACTTACAAGGTGGGGTGGACAATCCATTCATTAACCCAAATGAGATTACTCTAGACCAATTTACAGAATGGTTCAAGCCTGATTTCATTACCCAACTTACCAAATTGTATATGTGCGGCA